CGGCGCCCGCTCCCCGCGTGCCCGGGCCCGGGCTGCGCCCCACCGTCCGGCGGCACGCCGCCCCCGACCCCACGCCCGGCCCGGTCACCCGCCCCGCGGCCGAGACCCGCCCCCCCGCGGGCAGCACCGTGTGGACCCCCCGCGACGCCGAGGGCGACACCACCGCCATCACCCTGCCCGGGCCCCCGTCATGAGCCGCGCCCTGCTGGCCGTCCTCACCGCGCTGGCCGCCACCGTCCTCGCGGCGCTGGTCCTCGCCCTGCTCGTGCTCGAGGTGCTGCTCGCCTGCCTCGGCGTCGTCGCAGCCGTGGCGGTCCTCCGATGACCCGCGTCTACCGTGTGCGCACCGGTCTGGTGCTCGAGCACCTGGTCGAGGCCGAGTCCGCCATCGAGGTCCACCAGGCGCTCGCAGCCGCCCGAGCCGAGGGCATCGACCTCGAGGGCACCGGCACCGTGTGGGCCGGCCCCGACCTGATCTCTATCGAGGTGCTCCCTTGACCGCCGTCCTGCCCCCGCGCCCGGTCGCCGAGATGACCGACGCCGAGCTCGAAGCCGAAGCTCTCAAGCTCCTCGAGTACGACGACGCCCGCGCCCGCGCCCGGCCCTCCGACAAGTGGCCGACCCCCGGCGCGCTCGCCGTCGACCTCGACCACCGCACCGTCCAGACCGAGGCCCTGCGGCTCATCGACGCCGCGATCGTCAAGTGCCTGGACACCCCCGACGGCCGGCTGATCATCTCCATGCCTCCCCAGGAGGGCAAGAGCCAGCGCGCCGTCCGCCGCGGCGTGCTGTGGGCGCTGCGCCGCAACCCCGCCACCCGCGCCGCGATCGTCTCCTACGAGTCCGACGTCGCCCGCCGCTGGGGCCGCGCCATCCGGGACGACATCCGGCAGCACCCCCGGCTCGGGCTCCGCGTCCGCCGCGACGTCGCCGCGCAGAACGAGTGGCAGCTGGAGGACCACGACGGCGGCGTGTTCACCACCGGCATCGGCGGCGCCCTCACCGGCCGTCCCGTCGATCTGCTCGTCATCGATGACCCGGTCAAGGACCGCAAGACCGCGGACTCCGAGACCTACCGCGAGGACGCCTGGAAGTGGTGGACCGACACCGCGGCCTCCCGTCTCGCCGCGGGCGCCCCCGTCATCCTGATCATGACCCGCTGGCACGAGGACGATCTTGCTGGTCGGCTCATCGCCCAGGACGAGCGCGGGGAGGGCGAGGGCTGGACCGTCATCAACATCCCCGCCCAGGCCGACCACGACCCCGAGAAGGGCGAGACCGACCCCCTCGGCCGGCAGCCCGGGGAATTTCTGCGGTCGGCGCGTCGGCGCACCCGCGCGCAGTGGGAGCAGATCAAGCGCCGCTCGATCAGCACCTGGACCGCCCTCTACCAGGGGCAGCCCTCCCCCCCGGAGGGCACCCTGTTCAAGCGGGGCGGCTGGGCCCGCTACGACGCCCCGATCGCCATCGCCCGCGCCGACGGCTCGATGTGGGTGCCGCTGCAGCCCGGCGACCAGCTCGCGCAGTCCTGGGACATGGCCTTCAAGAAGACCTCCACCTCCGACTACGTCGCCGGCGGTGTGTGGCTCAAGCGCGGCGGCCAGCTGTACCTGCTCGACCTGGTCAACCGGCGCATGAGCTTCACCGAGACCGTGGACGCCGTCCGCGCCATGTCGGCCCGCTGGCCGCAGGCCATCACCAAGCTCATCGAGGACAAGGCCAACGGCACCGCCGTCATGGACTCCCTCCGCAACGAGGTCGTCGGCCTCACACCCGTCGAGCCCGAGGGCGGGAAGGTGGCCCGCGCGAACGCCGCTGCACCCCTCGTGGTCGCCCACAACGTCGTCCTTCCGGCCGCGGAGATCCTGCCCGTGGTGGAGGAGCTCATCGAGCAGGCCGCCGGGTTCCCGAACGCCAAGCACGACGACATGGTCGACCAGCTCACCCAGGCCGCCCTCGCCCTCGTCATCAACCCCCTCGTCGGGGAGGCGCAGCTCGGCGGCGCCGCAGGTCTCCGCATCGGCGGCGGCGGTGGCGGAGGTGGTCTCGGGCGACGTCCGGGCATCGGTCGCTGAACGAACACCCCCAGCCAGCTTGCTTCCTCCCAGACCCGAGGGATCCTGCCGTGACCCACCACCAGCCCAGCACCGACGCTGCGCCCGTTCAGCTCGAGGACTTCCGCACCGCGCAGTACGTCGACGCCCTCGACGCCGCCATCGCCGACGCCGCCGTCTGCTCCGACGACCCCGGGGCCGGCCCCCCGCCGTCCTACGTGCCGCCGCACCCGGACTCCCCCGTCGGCCGCACCGCGCGCCGGCTGGCCGCGGACCGGGAGGCCGGGGTCCTCCCCGGCGCCGAGCCCGGGCAGGGCGTCGAGGTGCTCCGCTTCCTCACCGACCACGAGCTCGGCGCCTGGACCGAGGCCATCCTCGCCGAGCACCACCGGCGGCGCTGCCAGTTCGCCGACTACCGCGAGGGCGCCCGCCGGCAGGCGGCCGGCTCGTGATCGGGCAGCTCGTGTCGGAGCTGCTCCTGCGGGCGCAGGCATGGTGGGTCACCTACCGTGAGAACCGCACCACGCACTGCACTTGGTGCCTGCAGGGCGTCGACCCCCTCGACGCGCTCACCACGGTCCGCGATCGCCGGATCGTGCACCCCGGCTGCAAGCCCGCCGCCGATCTACACGAGGACGTCTGGTCATGACCTGGACCCTGCTGGCCATCATCTGCGCAGGGTGGTTCCTGCTCGGCGCCCTGCTCGCCCCCGCGCTCGGCATCGGCATGCACCGCGCCGACGCCCTCGAGCGCTGCTACCGGCCCATGCCCGGCAGCAGCGCGGTCCTGCTGCCCCCACGTCCGGCCCAGCCCGAGCAGCGCGTGCTGGACCGGGCCGCGCGCCGCCGCTGATGGTCGAGGGCGCGCACGTCGACCTGGCCGCCGGCCTCTGGGCCGTGCTCGCCGTCGTCCTGGCCGCCGCGCTCATCGCCATCGCCGTCCACCTGCTGCGCCGACCCAAGGAGCCGCCCGTGTGCGCCGAACCCGACTCCGGCGGAGTCCACCCCCTCCAAGCCCCCGACCCGGTCGGCGCCCGCGCCTGCTCGTGCGGCACCGTCCGGCGCATCCCCCGCACCGACACCACCGAGCTGATCGCCCTCCCCCTGGCCGCCGTCCCCGAGCTGCCGCTGGAAGAGCTGCCCACCGACGAGCGCCCTGCGCTGCACCTCGTCTGGGCACGCCGGTGACCGCCCTCGAGTGGGCACAGATCGCCGGCGTCGCCCTCGCTACCGCGCTGGTCCTGATCGTGCTCGTGATCACCGAGGTCGGCGTCGTCGGCATCTGGAACGCGATGCGGGACGCGCTGGCCGCCGTGTGGGAGACGATCGCCGCCGTCGCCCACCGCGTCGTCCACGGCCGGCCACCCCGCCGCGCCGTCCCCGCTGGAGGAACCGTGCTCGAGCTGCCCGGCGACCACGCCGCCATCCTCAGCACCCTCGCCCCCGACGTCCGCGCCGCCCTCGGCCACCCGGATCCTGAACCGGAGCCGGAGCCGGAGCATGTGCTCGAGCCCCCGGGCGGAGCGACCGCCGTCGTGCCTCTCGCCATCCGCGTCGACCCGAACGGGAAGCTGCGGCAACTGCTGGAGGACACGAAGGCCCGGGTCGACGCCTACGAGCGCACGATCCTTGACCTGCGCCAGCAGCAGGCCCAGCTGGACCGCAGCTTCGCCGCCGCGCGCTCCGGCGAGGAGGTCATCGAAGTTCGGGACATGGCCGGCCGCGTCCAGTTGTTCCCTGCCGCTCCCGAACCCGAGCGGCTGTGAGCAGTCGCCGACTGCACGGCCCCCACCCTGGGGACGGCGAGGTGCGCGCACCGTGACCGAGCACCTCGCCGACGTGTGGCCGGCCCTGCTCGTGCTGGTCGTCCTGTTCGGCGGCGGGCTCATCGTCCTCAACCGCGCCGAGGAGGTCGGCCTGGCCGTCATCATCGCCGTCGACCTCGCGCTGCTCGCCGGGGTCGTCGCCCTGCTGCTGCTTGTCACCGGCGGCGGGTAGCGTCCGCGGCAGTCCCCGGCGTGAGGCTGGGGTGGACGCCCGTGATGGGCAGAGCGGAGGGCGTCATGCCCCGCGAGACGATCACCGGCACCGGCAGGGACGTGGACGGCTTCGTTGTCCAGGTCGGCTGGGCCTCGACCCACAACGACGTGCAGCTCGGGATCGAGACCAGCGACGGACGGTCGCTGGTCACCCAGCTGTACGGCTCAGCGCAGCAACTGGAGCGCATCGGGAAGCGCGCGGTCGCCGCAGGCTGGCGGACCATGAGCCTCACCCCAGATTTGGAGGGGCTGAACCCGGAGCAGGCCAGGGCGCTGGCCGAGACGTACCGCGAGATCGGCCGCGAGGTGCTCAACGCCGTGCAGGACGGACCGGACCCCGCCACCCGCGAGGAGGCCAGGCCCACGTATGGCTACGAGAACGCATGGACCCACCTCGACCGGTCCGGCGTGAACCGGTTGGTCAAGGTGCTGCGGCGTGCTCGTGATGCCGCGTTCGGAGCCGACGAGTAACCTGCTCCGCAGACCCCCGCCGACCGCTGACCTTCGGGTGAAGCCGGGGGAACCAGCCCGTAGTCGGTGGAGGGCTGGAGCCGCCGTCCCGGGGGGAGCTCACCTGGTGTGCGGGACGGAGCAGCACTAGCGAACGAGCAGCCCAGCACCCGGGGCCCCGGTGGAGCTGCGCAGACGGTCCCTCTCGCGTGCGAAGCGAGAGGGACCGTTCTCGTGCTCGCCCGTGCCCGCGCGCCTACGAGCAGGGTGCGCCGGGCGCGGGTCAGCGGTGGGCCTGCTGAACCCCGCGCCGGCGCGAGGTACGGGTCCTCGCCGCTAGCCGCGGGGTGGAAGCCGCGAACGGCGGCGGGGCCCCGCTCCGCAGCTACCCTGAGCGTGCTGCTGGCCACGGGCCGGGCGTCCCCCGCGAGCCCGTGAGGCACCCGTGAAGCCCTGGACGCGCATCCCCGTCGCACTGGACACCGTGCCGGGCGGACGGCGGTGCCGGCTCGGCTGGCACCGCGTGCGCTGGACGCTCAGGAGCGCCATCGGCCGTCCTCACGAGTACGTGCCCGCGTGCACGCGCTGCCGCGGCGTCGCCTGCTGGTGGCTGCGCGACCGGCGCCGGTGACCGCCGTGCTCGAGCTGGAGCGCCGGGCAGCCACGGGGGGAGCTGCCCGACGCCCCCGCAGTGTGCCCCACGCCCCCGCTCCCCGCCCGTTGGGGCCGAGTTGGGAGGCGGCGAGTCGTCCGGTAGTCAAGCGGACACGCGCAGTGATACTCCGGCGCGTGATCTTCGCCGTCATCACCGTCCTGGCCGGCCTGTTCGCCACCGCCCGCCTCACCCGCCTGCTCTCCGCCGACCGCGTGCTGCTGCCTCTCCGCGCCGCGATCGTCCGCCGCTTCGGCCCCAGCTCGGCCCTGGGCTACCTCGTGCACTGCCGGTGGTGCGTCTCCATGTACATGGCGCCCCCGGTCGCCGCCGCCGTCCTGTGGCTGACCTTCGCCCTCGCCCCCGACGTCGCCGACGCCCTCGCCTGGCCCCACCGCATCGCCCTCGGCGCGCTGCTCGCCCTCGCCTACAGCCACGGCACCGCGCTGCTCGCCGGCCTCGAGGACGACGAGTGACCACCGACCTCCTGCTGCAGGTCGTCACCGCCATGGCCGCCGTCGGGCTGCTCGCCACCCTCGCCAACCGCTACCGCTCCCGAGGTGATCGCTGATGCCCGGCCGCCGCCGCCGCTCCACCGTCGAGGTGGACGAGGGCTTCACCCCCAACGGGCTCGTCGCCTCCGCCGCCCGCCTCGACCTCACCAAGAAGCCCAAGGGCGTGCTACAGCAGGCGTGGCAGGCCGAGGGCTGGGAGTTCTACAACGAGTGCGGCGAGCTGCGGTTCGCCGCGAACTGGTTCGGCAACTCCCTGTCCCGCGCGATCCTCTACCCCGCCGACGTCGCCGACGACGGCAAGCCCTCGGACAAGCCCACCGAGCACCCCGGCGCGCTGGCCGCCGCGTTCGACCTGCTCGGCGGCCCCACCACGCAGTCCCAGATCCTCGCCCAGGTCGGCGTCCACCTCACCGTCGTCGGCGACTCCTACGTCATCGGCGAGACCCCCGTGGACGAGCTCGGGGAGCCCGTCGGCGATGACGACTGGTACGTGGCCTCCACCGACGAGCTGTCCTACTCCGCCGGCGGTGGCTGGCAGATCGACCGCGGCAACGGCAAGCGCACCCTCGACCCGAAGCGCACGATCATCATCCGCATCTGGACGTCGCACCCCCGCAAGCGGTGGCAGGCCGACTCCCCGGTGCGCGCGATCCTCCCCGTGCTGCGGGAGCTGCGGTCCCTCGTGCAGGTCGCCGCCCGCCAGATGGACTCCACCCTCGCCGGCGCCGGGCTGCTCATCCTCCCCAACAACGTGACCTTCCCCCCGCCGTCCGCGGAGGCGCTCGAGGCCAACCCGGGCGCGGACCCCCTCATGCTGATGCTCGCCGAGTCGATCCTCGTCCCCCTGGACGACCCGTCGGACTCCGCCCGCCTCGTCCCCCCCGTGCTCCGCGTCCCGCCGGAGGCCGTCGACAAGGTCAAGCACCTGACCTTCAGTTCGCTGCTGCAGTCGGAGAACCAGGCGTCCCGCGAGGCGTGCATCCGCCGCATCGCCCTCGGCCTGGACATGCCCGCCGAGGTGCTGCTCGGGCTGGCCACCGCGAACCACTGGACGGCGTGGGCCATTGAGGAGCAGGCGGTCAAGCTCCACATCGCCCCGAAGCTCATGGTCATCGTGCAGGCCATCAACGAGGGCTACTACGTGCCCGCCCTCGAGCGGGCCGGCTTGGACCCGTGGAAGTTCACCCTCTGGTTCGACATCTCCGCCCTCACCCAGCGCCCGAACCGGGAAGAGCACGCCCGGGCCGCGCACGCCACCGGTGAGTTGTCCAACGCCGCGCTGCTGCGGGAGTCCGGGTTCGATGAGGAGGACGCCCCCGACCTGGAGGAGCGCGTCGCCCGGCTGCTGCACCAGGTCATCACCGCCAACCCCTCCGGCGCCGGGGACCTGGTGCCCGCGCTGGTGCACCTGTGGAGTGGGGGGAAGGTCTCCGACCTCAACCTCGCCCCCGTCGGTGCCGTCGGCGGGGACGCCCCAGCCGAGGGCGAGGGCGGGGAGCCCGTCTCCGACGTCGAGGGCCCCCCGGCCGGTGGGGAGCCGACCGGCCCGCCCACCGCCGCGGTTGCCGCCCGCGTCACCGCTCAGGTCGTCGCATCCCGCGTCGCCGCCCGCACCCGGGCCGAGGCCGCTGCGCGGGCCGCCGCGTGACCACCACCGCCCCCACCGCCGTCGCCAGCGGGGACACCGTCGCCGCGCACCTGCTCGTCCAGCGCGCCCTCGAGCTGGCCGGCAAGCGGCTCCTCACCCGCGAGCGCCGCGGCTCCTACTCCGGCGACGTCCGACGCCTCCACGAGACCGTCCGCGTCACCGCCACGCAGCTGCCCAAGCTCCTCGCCGGCGCCTTCGACTGGTGCGACGAGCTCGACGGCCTCATCACCGTCGACCCCGCCCGCTTCCGCGCCGAGCTCACCGAGTACGTCGGCGGTTTGTTGCTGTCCGGGCAGGCGCACCGCACCAGCTACCTGCCCGCCGTGCTCCGAAAGGCCCGCTCATGAGCCGCTCCCGCCCCGGCGCCGCAGCGCCGCAGATCGCCGCCGAGCGGCTCATGGAGGACACCAGCGGGCTCGTCCTCACCACGACCCCGCCGCCGTCCCAGTTCGCCGAGCCGGCCACCGGGCTGCTCATCGCCCGCCCCCCGGCCGCGGTCACCGCTGCGGCCGACGACGTCGACACCGGGGAGCAGCACCTCGACCCGTGGCACGAGCAGCGCCTTGACGCCGCCGCGGCCCTCGCCCGGTGGGAACCCCGCATCGAGACCGCCGCCCGCAAGGCCTTGTCCGCGTGGACCGCCGTCGTCGCCAGCGCCGTCCTGGACGACCAGTACCTCACCGCCGCTCCCGACGGGAACCTCCCGCCCGATCCCGGCGCGATCCCCGCGATGGCCAGCACCTGGCGGCGCATCGCCAACTTGCAGATCGTCACCCGGATCGCCGAACTCCTCGACCAGGTGTTCGCGCTGTTCCTCTCCGACGAGCAGACCGTCTCCGCCCGGGCGTGGCAGGAGCAGTACCTCGAGGAGGTGTCCAACCGGCTCGGCGGCGTCGCCGACAGCACCTTCGACCTCGTGCGCACGGTCGTCCAGGACGGCATCGCCGACGGCGCCTCCATCCCCACCATCCGCGACCGCGTCCAGGAATCCCTCGACACCAGCGGGGAGAACTCATGGGCCGGGCGAGCGCAGACCATCGCCCGCACCGAGACCATCGCCGCGTACGCAGGGGGCCAGCTCGCCGCCCACGAGGTGATCGCCGACGCCACCGACGAACCGCTGCACAAGGTGTGGGTGGCGACCATCGGGGACGGCCGCACCCGCGACGCGCACTTCGCCGCCGACGGACAGCGACGACCCCTCGGGGAACCGTTCGACGTCGGAGGCTTCCACCTGGGGCATCCCGGTGATCCGACTGCCCCACCCCACCTCACGGTCAACTGCCGCTGCTCACTCGCCTTCGTGGGCGCCGACGAAGAGTCCAACGATGTCGCTGACCGTGGCTGGCAAGACCCCGCAGAAGTGCAGGCAGAAATCGAAGCCCGTGCCGCCCAGGACCCGCCCGTCGTCCGGGCGTTCGATGACCCCGTAGAGCAGGCGCGGCAGGCCGACATGGTCGACGCAGCCCGGGCCGCGGTCACCGCCGACGCCGGCGCGACCGGGGACCGTTCGGAACCGGACGGTCCCGCCCTCACCGCCGACGAGCCCCTCACGGGGCACACTGATGCTGCTGCTGGCTCCGGGCCGGGCGACTCCTCCGCTCCTGAAGGACGCCCCATGCCCCGAACCTGGAAGTCCGCACCGCACCTCGCCCCGTTCGACACCCCCACCGGCGACGGCCGGATCTTCAAGGTCGGCTCGCTCACCGCCCGCGAGCTGCCGCTGCCGCTGCTGTTCCAGCCCACCAGCGGCTTCGGCCACGACGGCTCCGTCGTCGTCGGCCGCATCCTCGCCGTCACCTTCACCAACCAGGGCATCGAGGCCAGCGGCGACTACCTCGACGCCGACGCCGCCGCGGCCCCCGACCTGTCCAAGGCCATCGAGCAGGCCGTCACCCTCACCGAGTCCGGGCTCGGCCACGTCTCCGTCGACCTCTCCGACGTCGTCGGCGAGCTCGTGGACGAGGACGGCAACCCCGTCTCGATGGAGGACATCTTCGACGCCTGGGACCGCGGGGAGGACCCGAAGGTCCTCGAGCAGGTCTCCGAGGGCAAGCTCATCGCCGTCACCCAGGTCGCCACCCCCGCCTTCGAGGGCGCGAAGATCGAGCTGTCGGCCGCTGCTGCTCCCGCCGCCCCCGGCGGTGAGGCGTCGCTGGAGGACGCCGCTGGCGGTGTCGTCGCGGTCGGCGCGATCGTGGACTACGAGATCGTCTCCGACGACGGCGAGGACGTGCAGGAGTCCGGCCGCGGCGAGGTCACCGGCCTCAACGAGGACGACGAGATGGTGACCCTGCAGCCCACCGAGGTGCCCGTCGGCGCCCCCGTGGAGACGCCCGGCAACCCGGTCACCGTGCCCCTGGCCAACGTCACCGTCGTCACCGCCGCCCCCGAGGAGGACCCGGCCACCGAGGAGGAGGCCGAGGTCAGCCTGCTCGCCGCCGCCGGGCCGCTTCGCCCGCCGGCCGAGTGGTTCGCCGACCCGAAGCTGGCCGGGCCGACCGCGCTCACCATCACCGACGACGGCCGCGTCTACGGGCACGCCGCCCTCTGGGACGTCTGCCACGTCGGGTTCGCCAACACCTGCGTCACCCCGCCGCCGTCCCCGTCGGGCTACAAGCACTTCCACACCGGGGAGGTCGTGACCGCCGACGGCACCCGCGTCGCCGTCGGCAACCTCACCCTCGGCGGCCAGCACGCCGACGTGCGGCTCGCCTACCGGTCCGCGATCGAGCACTACGACGTCCGCGGCGCCGGCGCTGCTGTCGTCCGCATGTACGAGGACGAGTTCGGGATCGCGTTCTCCGGTGCCCTCACCCCCGGCGTCACCGAGGAGCAGATCTACGACCTGCGCCGCTCCCCGGTCTCGGGTGACTGGCGGCGCGTCGGCGGCGAGCTGGAGATGATCGGCGTGCTGTCGGTCAACAGCCCCGGGTTCCCCACCCCCCGGTTCGCCACCGACTCCGCCGGCCGCACCGCGCTCACCGCCGCCCCCTCGGTGCGCCCGGTCGACCCGACCAAGACCCGGTCGACGTCCTCGGCGACCCTGGCGCAGCTCACCCAGCGCATCACCGCCGACGTCACCGCCGCCGTCCGCGCGCAGCTGCGTGAGGAGACCGCGAGCGGGGAGCGCGCCGCCCGGCTCCGCGGGCTGGCCGCCACCGTGCGCCCGGACCGGTCCCGGCACGCCAAGCTCGCCTCGCTGGCCGCCCGGGTCGACCAGCCCCGCCGCGACCGCCTGGCCGCCCTCTCCGCCAGCGTGGTGTCCCGGTGAGCGCGATCGTCGGCGGCGGGGTGCTCGGGCTCGGGCGGGTCGTCCACTACCGGTCCCGCACCGGGCACTACACCGTGCCCGCCATGGTGACCGCGACGCAGGACAGCCTCTACCGGCCCGGCGTCGACGCCGGGTTCGTCGCCGACCTGTCCTCCCCCGAGCACGTGCACCTGCAGGTGTTCACCCCCGGGGTGCCCGGCAAGCGGAAGGACGCCGACGACTTCCTGGTCGAGTCCCCGCACGGCCGGGCCGAGAACGTCAACGGCTCCTACCCGGAGTACGACGTGCCCTACGACGCGGCCGGCGGGCCCGGCACCTGGTGCTGGCCGCCGCGGGCCTAGGACACTGGTCACCATGAGCAACGACGACCTCACGTTCGGCCAGTACCTCGACGGCGTCCGCGCCGCCCGCCGCTCCGGCCGCTGGTGGCACGAGCCGGCCGCGCTGCTGCTCGGCGCGACCATCACGATCGTGGTGCGGCTCGCCGTCCGCGCCATCCCGACGAAGTAGGAGGGCCGGTGGCGGGGATGGGACACTCGTGTGGTGGCACGAGTCCCCATCCCCGCCGACGTCCGGTTCTGGCGCAAGGTCAACCGGGACGGGCCGGTGCCCGCGCAGCGGCCCGAGCTCGGTCCGTGCTGGCTCTGGACCGGCTCAGGTCCACGCGCCTACGGGACGTTCCAACCCGGCACCCGACAGGCCGACCCCAAGGTCTACGTCCACATCTGGGCGTGGGAGCAGGAGCACGGCCCCGTTCCAGACGGGTTCGAACTGGACCACCTATGCGTGACGCCCCTCTGCGTCCGCACAACCCACCTTGAGGTTGTGACCCACGCCGAGAACCGGCGCCGGTCCCGCCTCACCCGCTGCCGGTCCGGCCGGCACGAGATCACCGATGCCACCGCCCGGTGGGATCGGCACGGCAACCGGCGCGGCTGCCTCGCCTGCTGGCAAGAAGCTCAGGCCAGGCGTCCGCCACGAAGGAGATGACGATGGGCAACTGCAAGTGCGGGGGTGCGAAGGGCACCGGCCCCCGGTACCAGCTGAAGGACCCGAGCGGCACGGTGCTCGGCACCTACGTGTCGCGCACCGAGGCGATCGCCGCGATGTCGGCGGCGCCGTCCGGGTCGACGGTCATCACCGTCTCCTGAGGGCTACGCTGCTGGGCCTACCGTCCAAGTAGGTGCACCTCGGTGCGCGATCGAAGGCTCCCCGGTGGGGAGCACTGGAGCCCGTCCCCGCTGCTGGGGGCGGGCTCCAGCCGTTCGTGTCGACTCTCCGCACCGGTGACCAGACGATCTCCCCCCGGCGGGTGAAGAACCGTCCACTTCGACTGTACGAACGCGGGCCGCCTGCCGTCACATGGGTCATGCCCACCACGCGCACCGCCGCCCCCGTCCTCGACGCCGCCCAGGTCTCCGCCGTCCTCGCCCACCCGGCCGGTGTCGCCGTCCTCGACCTCGTCACCGGCGCCATCACCGTCCACACCGACCCCACCAACGAGGTGTGGGAGTCCCCCCGCCTGCTCGTGCTCATCACCCAGGTCGACGTCCTCGCCGCCGCCGCCCTCGCCGCGCGCACCGCCGGCGTCGTCGGCGGCCGACCGTTCCTGGCCACGCTGGTCGACGTCCTCAACGGCGACCTCGCCGACCTCGCCGCCGCCGGGGAGATCCCGACCGAGGACGAGTTCGCCGCCGTCCTGGCCGAGCTCGCCCACTTCGACGCCGAGGTCATCGCGCTGTTCCGCGCCGGTGGGGCCGCATGACCGCCGCCACCCGGGTCGCCCCCCACGACCGGCACCTGGTCGGCCCGGACGGGGACGTGCGCGTCGTCCACGTCCGCGGCCACCGCCGCGAGGTCCCCGCGTGGCTGTTCGAGACCGGCCCCCTGCCGATCCTCGACCGCCCCTCGGACCTCGAGCTGCCCACCATCGCCGACGAGGACCTGCTCACCCCCACCGCGACCAACCCGGTCGTCGTCGTCCGCCCCGGCCTCGTCCGGCTGTACGCCCCGAAGTGCCCCCACGGTCACTTCGCCCGCTGGGCCGCCCACCACTGCACCGCCTGCAACCCCGACCTCGCCGCCGCCTTCACCGGCTCGGCCGCCACCTGCACCGGCACCCGCCGCGACGGGTCGCCCTGCACCCGCACCACCACGCACCGCCTGGCCGGTCTCCCGGCCTGCCACGACCACGGCGGCCAGCCCGCCACCACCAGCTGAGGAGCTGCCATGAACGCCACCACCGCCCCCGTCCTGTCCCCCGCCGACGTCGAGCGCCTCGAGCTGGCCACCCGCGCCGACCTCGTGTCCGGCATCGGCAACCTGACGCGGCTGCGCGTCGGCTCCGCGCACATCACCGCCGGGTTCACCGCCTGGCACGAGTACGCCCTCGCCCGCTTCAGCGACCTGCTCGCCGAGCTGCGGCTGACCATGGAGGAGCGTCGCGCGCTCGTGCTGTCCATGCGCCTCGGGGACGGCGTCAAGGGCGCCTCGCAGCGCACCATCGCCCGCCGCCTCGGCGTCGGCCTCGGCACCGTCGCCGAGGACATCATCGAACTGCGCCGCGCCGGCCTGCTGGACAACGAGCCCGCCAAGGTCGAGTCCGGGGACGGCAAGGACCGCCCCGCCCGCGGCGCCTCCCGCCCCGGCGCCGGTGCCGCCACGCTGCCCCTGGAGCCCCCGACCGGACTGGTGTACCAGCAGGCCGCCGAGTGGCTCCGCCGCGCCGACGCCGGGCTCGTCGTCCACCACGGCGTCACCCTCACCGCCGGGCTCTCCCTGGTCGAGCTGGCCGCCGTCGCCGGCTGGACCGAGGGCAAGGCCAGCGGCGCGCTGTCCTACCTCACCCGCGCCTCCCACGGCTGGGCCGTCCGCCTCGAGGACGTCCGCGCTGGGCAGCGCATCCACGTCCTCACCGCCGGCGGCCGGGTCATGCTCGCCGACCTCGCCGCCGCCGCGGCGACGGTCGAGGACCCGGTGCTCGAGGCCCCGGTCAACCGGTTCGTCGGCGACAGCGGTGACCTCCGCGTCGTCGCCGACGGGGACCGGTACCGCGTCGTCGCCGGGTGACCGTCCGCACCTCCCCCTGTCCCACCATGAACAGGACGGGTCGCTGGCCTGTTCTCCCAGGTCAGACCCCGTTCCGTCACGACGGTTCCCATGCATTTGGGCATGTTCTCCCGCGCCCGATGCCCGTACACTCGACCTGTACGCTTCGCCGCCCACCCGAGGAGTGCCCGTGTCCAACTTCCGCCGCCGTCTCCGCCGCAGCGGTCGCGCCCTGGGTCCCGTGCTGGCCCCCGACACCGGGCCCGTCCCCGAGTGGTCCGCCCGCCGACTGCCTCCCCGCGACGTGCCCGTCCCCGAGTACGGCTCCGACGAGTGGCTCGCGCTGGCCGACAACGACCCCGCGAAGGTCGCCGCCACCGTCGCCGCCGCCGAGGCGTGGCGCATCACCACCCACCCCGCTGCCGTCGCCGACCGCCTGCAGAGCGAGCTCAACGCCGCCCGCTACGTCGCCGACCGCGAGGCCGAGGCCGCCGCCCAGCTCGCGTTCCAGTGCGTCGCCGCCACCGTCGCCTCGAACGCTGGCCGCCCCTCCTACGCCGAGCTGGCCGAGCTGCGCGGGCAGCCCGAGCGCGCCGCCCGCGCCCGCGAGCAGCAGGCCGAGGTCGACGCCACGTTCACCACGCACCTGCGCACCGCCCCGACCCCCGAGCGGACCCCGCTCGGTGCTCCCTCGACCCCGGCCGGGCGCGCGGCCCGCGCCCGCCGGCTCGCCGAGACCAGCCGCTGACCGTCTACCGGTGGACACCGGTTGTGTCTACCGGTAGCGTCGTCCGTGTTCCCCCCACCAGCTGAGGAGCTGATCCCCCTGTCCCGAGCCGAGTTCCTGGCCGCCGTCCGCACCGCCTCCGGTGGCAACCCAGCCGTCCTCAAGCACGCTGTCGCCTTCGCCAACCAGATCGACCTGGCCAACCTGCGACGGCTGGCCCCGATCAGCTACGCCTACGCCGTGGTCATCGACGGCACCCACCGCGTGGTGGTCTGCGGCCAGCGCACCTACGCCCGCGACCGGGTGCCGTTCGAAGCCGCCGCCGGGGAGGTCACCGCCGTCCTGCGCGGCGCCGACCTGCTCGCCGGCCACATCGGCGACCAGCCCACCACCCCGAAGGAGCCCACACGATGATCCGCATGGACGAGGACGCCCTCGTGGCGTCCGTCGACGTCATCGGGCGCACCGGCGCCCGCGACCTCGAGTTCGGCCACACCGGCGAGGACGCCTCCCCGATGACCGAGGTCACCTGGTGGGCCGTCTGCTCCTACCAGGGCACCCGGCTCATGGTCGAGGACCACCCCGACCCGGTGGCTGCCCTCGAGGCGCTCGCCACCCGCGTGCTCACCGGCGGCATGTGCACGCACTGCCGCGGGCTCATCGCCCTCTCCGACGAGGGCGCGGTCGCCTTCGACGGGCACCTGCTCGACGGGTCCCCGATGACCCGCGAGCGCGCCGAGGCGATGCCGCAGTGCCGCTGGCGCCGTGAGGGGAAGCGGTGGGTGCGGGGCTGCGAGGACCGGTTCCCGCTGGTCCCCTCGGGCACCGTCACCGCTGGCCCGAACCGGGCCGCCCGCCGCGCGAAGGGCCGGGGTCGTGGCTGACCGGCCCGACGTCCACGCCCAGGCGCTCGAGTTCTCCTGCTCCAGCTGCGGCGCCGCTCCCGGCACGCCGTGCGCCGAGGTCGGCAACCCGCCCGGCGGCTGGACCCACGGCGCCCGCATCCTGTTCACCGAGGCGGCCAAGGCCGCCGCGCTCACCGACGTCCGGTTCGGCCCACCCCAGGACCCCCCGCCCGAGCTGCACCCCGCCGTCCTCCGCCCGCCCTACCGCTGGCACTGCGGGACATGCGGCCGGTTCGTCCC